CCTGTTTATTATGATGCCGCCAGTAGCGCAAACAATGTTATTAAGGTCTACGAGAGACACTACAAAAACGTCAACGCGTTTGCGTTCAACAACCATTTTGTTCGTGTGCAGGCTGCCGGCGCGACTAACGGGTCGATTGCGTACGCAGAGTTTTATATAAACCACAAGCAGCAACAGCTTAGCGATTTTTGGTCTATACAACCTGACCGATCCAAAAACATGAACGTCTACTACAAGTGGGACGCAAGTGGCGGAGATTACTCTAGCGGCCTACTTGAAATTTGGGTTCAGCCCGACCACGGATACCAGCAAATCGGTGTATTCCCGTCCAGTCTTTCGGGGGTACAGGGGCATGTAGAGTACGGCGTGTTCTCTGCGGAGGACACCAACAGCGTAGATCAACCCGCAGGCAGCACGGAAGTAGTTTTCCCAATAGCCGAAGACGTAAGTTATGTTAACCAGAGCGGAAGCGCGGCAACGTACGTCATCAACGGAGGCGGCGCTGATGTAGACTTCCGCGTTGAGTCGAGCGCAAGCGCCTACGCGCTGTTCACCGAAGGAAGCTCTAGCCGTACCGCCATCAACTACAGCGCACCGGAAACAGACCTGCATGTAAATAACTCTTTGCGCGTTGGCACTAACGCGAACGACAGCGTCGGGCGCTTGTCTATTTACGATACCGGCAACAACCTATTGGAGCTTGCCGGAACCGGTGCTAATGCGTTCACGGTCGATATGGTAGGGACATCGGCTGTCGGGTCGCTCACATTCAACGACGTAAACCTGATCGCCAATAACAACGCCACCGTCAAGGGTCGGCTTTATGTTGACTTGGTTGACACCTATTCGCAGTCTACTATCCAATTTCTTAACGGCACCGGAGCCGCCGGGATTGACGTAGGCTCGATCTACGCTGGGACCAGTTACGCGAACCGAGTTATTGGTACCGACGTAGGGGTTATCGAGGCTGAGAGCGGTTATTACAACGACGGCGAGCGGATAATCGGGTCAGACGGCGCGTTTTGGGGGCGTACAAACGGCACGCCTATGATTGGCGACGGCGGGCGTGGTTCTGAAATACGCCGTATCGCGCGGGGGTCATACTATAACAACCACTCGTACATCCACATAAAAACGCGTTTCCGGCACACAGCAAACAGTTCGTACAGCGCTGTTTCTAGCATGTACCGCTTTCTGGTAGAAGGATACGCCTACGGCTCTAACCAAGGTATTGACAGCGTAGTAGTGGCGTATGTTTACGGCGGCGGTCAGTATCTAGGCTCTACGAACGTTCACACGCGCTCCGGCTGTGCTCCGGTTTCTGTGTACATGTCGTCGGACGGGTATATGACCATCACGATAAGCTGTAGCACTTACTACACAACTTTTTCGCTTAGCTCGCAGAACCACGGGGGTAACGGTATGAACGTTTACGCCTCTGATATTATTTCTGTGACTACAAACACTAGCTCTACGATCTAACGGGGGTTTTGATGGCAGACGCGTACGAATGGACAAACTTAGCGCCGGGGGAAGAACCGCCGGAGTTAGTCGTGACACCCGAAATCGAGCTTTCGTGGCTAAGGACCGAGCGAAACCGACGTCTTGCCGAAACCGACTGGACGCAAGGTGCTGACGTCCCCGAGGCTATTAAACTGGCTTACCAACCGTACCGCCAAGCATTGCGGGACGTAACCGATAATTACACCACACTGGGCAACGTTGTGTGGCCTGTTGAACCAGCCTGATAGGAGGAAAGACCGATGGCTATTACTGTAACTTGGTCCGTTCTGGACATGAAACGGGACGCTGCTACCGGCGGCGTCAAAGAAGTACGCTGGCAGTGTGTTGCCCAAGCGGATACCGGCGAGAGCGCGGTTGAGGCTGGTAAGTATATCTGCACTCCTGATCCTGATGCCGAGGGCTTTGTAGCGTTCGAAGACCTGACCGAAGAACTCGTTCTGGGTTGGGTGAAAGCGCAAGAAGGCTTCGACGCAGCTAAGATCGAAGTAAACCGTACCGGCAAAGTCGAAGCGCAAATCGTGCGTAAGACTGCTGAAGCAACTGGCCTACCTTGGGCACCTGCCGAAGAAGCCGCTGAATAACTTAACCTGAAGGAGACCTGCGATGGCTAAAGACGAAAAGAAAACCATCACCGTCAACGACGTCCAATACAACGTCGAAGATTTAACTGAACAACAGGTTGCTATGGTAAACCATATTCAAGACCTTGACCGCAAACTGGCTAACGCACGGTTCAACGTGGACCAGCTAACTGTGGGCCGTGAGGCGTTTGTGAATATGCTTGCTAAGGCTTTGGAGACAGACGAGGCTGCATAATGGAAATGGACATGCTGTGGAACGGAGGCCTGACGCTATTTTTAGGGCTGTTGGGCTTTGTTCTCCGAAACTACATCAACGAGCTACAGCGTGTCCAAATCCTTTTGAACCGGACGCGAGAAGAGATCGCTAAGGAGTACGTGACTAAGCAAGAAGTGCATCACGACATCAACCGAATAATCGACCGGTTGGAGCGCCTCGATGAGAAACTTGATCGCATCATGGAGACGCGCAAATGACGTGGTGGAAGCGGATAGCCTACTTCGCACTCGGCGTGTTTATCGCCGTGGTCCTAGCGTTCTCGTCCGTAGCGTTTGCGCAGGAAGATGTCATCTACACTGACTCCACAACGCGCAGCACTGTAACAACCGAAGGCTCGATGACCACTAGAGTCGAGTCTCCTCCCCCCTCTGCAATAGCCCCCCAATTTAACGGTGGTGTTAACTCTGACCTGTGTACTGTCGGTGTCGCTGGCGCTGTGCAGACTCAAATCTTAGGCATCTCGATGGGTCAAACCGTACGAGACATGAACTGTGAAAAACTTAAAAATGCGAAAACTCTATATGACATGGGCATGAAAGTGGCTGCTGTGTCTGTCATGTGTCAGGACAAACGGGTCTTTGACGCAATGATGGATGCAGGGACTCCTTGCCCATATGACGGCATGATTGGCGCTGACGCCAAAGCCGCGTGGGATTCTGACCCGGATAGACAGCCGGGTTCGGACAAAGAGGAGGTGCTAAATGATAGCTCCAAAACCCTGTTGGGTGCTGGCGGCGTCCTTGGCGTTCTGGCCCTGCTACTCGCACTCTGAGCCGTACACATACGGAAGCACCAACAACGCTGCGGCGAATGGGCTAACGTGGGGCATGACTAGTGGTGCGCTGGGTGTACCTGTCGTCCCCGGCATGGAAATAAACGGCGTTATTTACCGCTACACCGCCGTCAAAGACCCCAACGATCCTTTTTCCGTCACGCTTAGTAACGAAGATACTAACGGCGGCTACATCTTCCGAGAGACAGACGACTGGTCTGGTCTGCCCGGAAACACCATCAATAAATTTGTACCTGTAGAACTGTCACCCATCTCTCGCTGGGGCGACGGCTCGATTACGTTTGAAGGGCGTGGGGAGGTCCAAGACCCCACTGTCGTATATACCTTCCGCGTTGACGAATGTTTTAGCCCTGAAGTGACTCCCGGCTGCCCCGGTTACGTGGACCCAACCCAGTTCCAAGTTACTACCCCGGACCTCGAAATCTACGACGCTCTGGACGATCAGGCTGTTAGGGACGCGATGGCTGCAACTGACCCCGATCTGTACGAGGAGGATGAAAAGGATGAGTCAATCGAGAAAGACGAAGAAAAAGCAACGAAGGACGACTTTGAGAAAGGCTTCGCCGCGTCTCAGAACGCACTGACCCTAGCGAATAAAGTGTCGCAAGAAGCGATAGTAACTGCTATGAATGCAAGTGTTAACATGTCTACATATTACACCGTACGGATGGATGGGCGTACGTATCCAGAAAGACAAAGGCTCGTAGATAGCCAGCTTCCGGAGAACCGTAATGGACTGCGTAACGGGTTAGCTCAACAACTGCTACACGATCAGATGGTCGATATGCAGTACAAGTAAACACCATGGAGACCATTATGATGCGGATAATTACTCTACTTACGATAGCCCTAGCGCTCCCTGCCGTGGCGCAAGAAACACTTATTGAGGGCAACATTCAGTCGAAGTGTATCATCCACACTGATACGCAAGGCGTCTATGGCAACCCTACGCCAGATAAGCTGAGCACAACTTCTACAGATGGCGGGGTGCAACCCGTCGTCCGGTACGACGTTGCCGTCGCCGACTACTACATCGCCCGGATAACGACGCCGACAAGTTTCTCAACTAGCCCAACACTTACTGACGTAGTTAACTGGACAGGCTCTTCGTCAGTTGGTGAAGTTTCCGACGCGGGTATGTCTGCCTACGACACGAGCAAAGTCGTCTACGAAGCAACAACCGAGTTTGACCTCACCATCGCGGGCAGCACTTGGTTCAAAGTGTCTTCGGTTGCTGAGTATGGATATGGGAAAGCGTTTCCCGGCGGGACTTACCGTGCAGTTGTTCAAGCGGAGTGCATCGCCAAATGAGACTGCTAGCCCCTGTCTGTGCGTTTATTTTGTCTACCGCTGGTAGCGCGTCGGCGCATGAGATGACGCCAACGTACCCAGAGCTTAGACCTTCGTACGTGGACGGGTTGTTGGTCGCCAAGTTGTCGATGTTTAACGCTCGGGATGATGTGGATTACTACGAAATAGGAGTATTTGACGAAAATTGGACGAAGATACCGTTTGCAACACAGGCTCGGATTGTCAAAGTTCCTTACGGGGAGCACTCGAAGTTCGAGGTCTATATTCGCGACGAAGACAAGAAACGTGCCACTTACGTGTGCACGACGTCAAAGTTGCGGTCCGACAAACCTAGTTACGCAATCGTCTCGTCCAAGGTCTGTTCTCGACTGGACGGGGCGTTGCCATGAAGCGATGGGTAGTTGTCATATCCCTCGCAGCTTGTCCCGCCTATGCGGACTCAAATTCTTTGGCGTTGCAGTTGCCCAGCCCGACGGGGAACTACCAGTCGGACTCATTCAGGGCCGGGGACTTGGATTGTAAGAACGCAGTCGGTGGGGGTGTGAACTTAGAGTTCGGCGTCCTTGGCGCGATAAACAATGTAGGGGGATCGTACGATTACGCTGGGCAGTTTAATGACCAGTCCAAGGACATAGGCGTATTTGCGCGGATCGTGATCCCGCTGAACGCGCCTAAGGAACGTATTAACTGCAACACTCTTTATCAGCTTGAGCTACAGCAGCGCAGGCTAGAGATTCAGAAGTTGCAAGCGGAGCTTCAGCAGTTGCGGGCGCTCCAAGGTGGAATGGACTTCGAGAACTAAAATGAGTGATCTGGGTGATGACATCGAAAAAATTGAAGGACTGGCTGACAAGCGCATGTCTCTTGGCGGCTATCGCTTTACTCCTGCTCAGCTGGGCATGGTTCTGGCTGCCGTTAGTTCTTTGGTTGGAACTCTCTACGGCGGTTTCCTCATGTACCAAAAGATTGAAGAAGTGGCGGGCCTCGACTTAGGGGCGTACGAGCAGAAGATGGAGGTCATGGATGCTAAAGTCCAAGAAGCTCTCGACTACTCCCGCGACATTAAAAACGGGCTGCGCGATGACATACTGCGCATTGAGACACAGACCGACCGTGTGGAAGACATGGTTCGGAACACGGAGGAGAAAGTTCGGGTGATGATTGACGACGCGGAACTCCGTTTCGAGACAAAACGCGAGCAACTTCGCATGTCCCAATCTGCTGACATGAAAGCACTTGAGGACAGACTTAACTCAAAACTGCAACGGGCACTGGATAACCCCTTAGCCAATTAGGAGGCAATATGTCTGACATCTTAGATAAGTATGACGAGAACGGTAACGGTCAGATTGACCCGCATGAGCTAGCGCTCATTGAGCTAGAAGATAAACGCCGTCGCATGGAAGACGAAGACGCGCAACGAGATCAGCAGCGCAAGATGATCTGGTACGTGTTGTTCGGGATGCTGGGCTACCCATTGTTTGTAATGGGGTCGTCTATAGCGGGCGTAGATAAGGCCGCTGAGCTTATCGCTTCGATGGCTACCATCTACTTCCCCTCAACTAGCTTGTTGGTCGGCGTCTTTTTCGGCGTAGACGCGATTAAGAAGAGAGACTGATTATGTTTGGTCTAGGCGGCATCGTCCCAATGCTTCTCGTAATCTCTACGCTTAGCGGGGGTGTGTACTTCTACTACACCTCCACTCAAGCCACGATTGACGAGCTACGCGCTAACAACTTTGCGTTGGAGGCCGCCAACAAGACCAATCAAGAAACTATCAGCCGGATGGAAGAGGCCGCTGAGCTTTCGAGGCAACTGAATAAGGAATTGACGGATAAGTACAACGAGTCGGAATCGCGGGTCAATTCGTTGCGAGACAAGTTAATCGACCACGATCTAACGAACCTTTCGATGAAAAAACCCGGACTTATTGAGAAGAGAATCAACAATGGCACCACTAAAGCATTTGAGTATCTTGAGTCTATTACTGCTATCCAGCGGGTGCAGCCTATTGAGGACGCCGGAGCCGATAGTAGTAACGGAGACCAAGCTCAAAACAATTCAGATTGAACTGAAGGAACATCCGCGTCCTTTGGCCATGAAGAACGTGTCATGGTACGTGGTCACGGAAGAAAATCTGGAAGAGTTCAAAACCCGTTTTAAGACCGATACGGGCGGCGAGCTTGTGTTTTATGTGCTGTCCGTCAGCGATTACGAACGTATGGCAATCAACCTAGCCGACATTACTCGGTACATCGAGCAGCAGAAACAACTGCTCGTGTACTACGAAAAAGCGATTGAAGCGCAAACAATAAAACCGGAAACGGAGGCACAGTGACCTATGGCTGAGAGCAAGAAAGACCCACGGTTAGCGCGCGCAGGCGTGTCTGGGTACAACAAACCAAAACGCACACCTAACCACCCCAAGAAGTCCCACGTCGTCGTGGCGAAAGAGGGGGACAAGGTGAAGACAATTCGTTTCGGTGAACAGGGCGCTAAAACCGCTGGCGCTCCCAAATCCGGTGAATCCGACAAGATGAAAAAGAAACGCGCGTCGTTCAAGGCTCGCCACGGCAAGAATATTGCCAAGGGTAAGATGAGCGCGGCGTACTGGGCCGATAAGGTGAAATGGTAATGGCTAAGAAACCCGGTCTATACGCGAATATTCACGCAAAACGTAAGCGCATCAAAGCTGGCTCTGGCGAGACGATGCGCAAACCCGGCACCAAAGGTGCTCCAACCAAGGCCGACTTCAAGAAGTCCGCAAAGACAGCGAGGAAAAAGTAATGGCGTATGCAAAGAAACCCGCAGCTAAAGCAGCATTCAAGCCCTGCAAAGGATGTCCAACCCCTGCGAAGTGCAAAGCTGCAAAGCGTTGCCTGAAAAAAGGTAAGAAGTAATGGTTCTGAACCCCGAGCGAGACGCGTTGATAAAGGACTTAATCACGCACCTGCATGATTTCGCTCGCTATCAGGAAGATGATGAAGCACGAGAATTGGCTGACTGCGTGGCGTACATGCACAAACTGTGGAAAGCCGAGGTTCGCGAGAGATACATGAACGGACGAGGTATATATGCTAAAGAACATTAGACTTTTGGCGGCGTGGTGTTGCTTAGCTGTGCTAGCTGGCCCTGCGCTCGCCGAGGAAAAGTACCTTTACGAGTGGAAGGTTCTGCGGGTCATCGACGGTGACACCGTGGAGATTGAAGCTCCGTACCTACCTAAACCCCTAAAACCTAAACTGTCGATCCGTGTGTTTGGCGTAGATACCCCTGAAAAGAGTTTCCGTGGTAAATGCGACAAGGAAAAAGCTCTTGGAGAAGCGGCGACTAAGTTCACCAAGAAGTTGGTCACTGAGGCCAACAAGATCGAGATCGAGATTATGAAATGGGACAAGTTCGGCGGGCGTGTGCTTGGCGATGTGATTATCGACGGAGCCAGTCTGACTGCGCTCCTAATTAGTAACGGTTATGCCCGAGAGTACTACGGGGATAAAAAGCAATCATGGTGTGAATGATGAACTTAACTGAAGAACAAATTGAGCACTTACTCCACGGCAACAAAGAGTGGAAAGAGTGGGTAGAACCCGTGCAGTCGCTACTGCCAAAGTACGAGATTGATACGTCAGATCGTATCGCCATGTTCTTTGCGCAGTGCGGGCACGAAAGTCTTAACTTCACGGTTCTGGAAGAGAACCTGAACTACAGCGCAAAGGCTCTCAATGCAGTATTCCCGAAATACTTCAAAAACGCAGGTCGGAACGCGGACGATTACCATCGTAGTCCTGAGCGCATTGCTAATGTCGTCTACGCTGATCGTATGGGTAACGGCCCAACTGAGTCCGGAGACGGGTGGCGTCACCGAGGTTTCGGAGTAATCCAGTTGACCGGCAAAAATAATCAGTCGGCTTTTGCATCTAGCATTGGAAAATCACTGGAAGACACGTTAGAGTATCTACAAACAAAAATGGGCGCGCTTGAAAGCGCCTGTTGGTTCTGGGACACGAATAACCTCAACGTGTACGCCGATCAGCAGGACATTCGCGGCGCGACCAAGCGTATCAACGGTGGTTATATCGGCCTAGAAGACCGCGAACGCCACTATCACCATGCGCTAGAAATCCTTGGTGGGACTTACGAACCTAA